GTGCTAGAGTAGTACAAGACAGGTTATTTCATGGCTATCGTTCACGGCAACAAAACTTATTTTCAAGTATTAGTCGATCCAAATAGAGCTAATTTGGCTCAAGAGTTGGCAGACAAAGAGGGTATCAAAGCTACAGCCTGGGTTAGAAACTTGATCTACTCAGAACTGGAGCGAGCATACCCTAAGTCTGTTTATGATATGGCTAAGGCAGAAGATATAGTTGTATGGCAGAAATCTGTTCGTAAAAGAATTGAAGGCAGAAAAGCTAACAAAGCATGAAACCAATTATTCCAAGAAGTACACAGGACAAGCGTAACCTTAAAAAGATAAGAGACTGGAAGTGTAAACAACTTATGCGAACCTTCTTAGATCACACTCTTAGAGGAGTAGAACACCATATAAATATAAAAGATGATTACACAGCCCATGTTACATACGAAGGTAACTATGAATTGTCTGTTAAACAGAAACTAGAATTAACTAAATATAACTTTCAAATAAACCAAGTGCATAAAAAACTGCTTAGTCAATTTTCTCACGCAGACGTTGAAGCAGCAATTTTAGACGACTAGACTTTTCTCTTGCTTTCTCTTTTGCCTTTAGGTCAGATAAGGCTACCTCTAACTCAACTAAACGAAGCAGTGCATGAGATAGTACAGCTTCAGTTTTTGCATGATTTTTCATTAGATCTATACAAAAAGCCTTTATCTTGTCTATATCATTACAGGCTTTTACTTCCCTGCATCGTAGCTCTACTGTTAACTCTGTTTCGGGATCTAAGTTCCCAAAAATCATTTTCATAAAGCCTCTATCTCTCATATCACTGGAGATTTGTAGTAGACCCTGGGAACATCCTGGATTCTATAAAAGCAACTGCCTGATCGTCTATTGTGTTATCGGTTTGCTTGGCTATTGCCTTTAACAGATCCACTATCAATCTCTTCATTGCTTTAGATTTGATAAAGACTAGAAGAATAGGTTTGAAAATTTTTACCATCGTTTTTACGTGTTACTTCCCAAACATAGCTACTTTGCTAGTATTAGACAAGAATCTTAACTTTTATGGCTGAAGAGAAGAAGAAGAATCCCTTTCAAAAACTTAAAGAAGGTTTAGATGATAAAGAGGAACAACTGGCGATTATTAGTTTATTTGTCAGACTAGGTGTTGTTGTCTGGAGTGGATTTATAGTAACTCTCAACTACATATCAATCCCAGGTTATAGTTCAGAGCCTAAAGACATCACGTTTCCTGCTTCGCTCCTGACGGGAGCACTCGCAACATTCGGGCTAGAGGGATCAAAGAAAAGTAGTAAGAAAGACGATAAGGTTGCTATGGAAGATGGTATGGTTCAAACTATAAGGGTAATAACACCTATTAAAATAGAAGGTGCTGAAGTAATCGACCCTAAACCTACAAAATGAAAAAGCTACTTCCATTATTATTACTGGCATCTAGTCCTGTACTTGCAGACATTAAGCAAGAATTTGTGACATCTGCCCAGATAACTGTAGATATGCCCTTCGTAACGACCCAAAAAGTTGGTACGACCTATTCTTTAAGCGGTAACAATATCACCCCATCTGTAACTGTAGGAGATACTACAACATCAGGAAAGATTGGTGGAATCAATGTTGGCAGCCTTACTAATGGAGTGCCAGCTATGATTCAAACTGATACTTCAGTAACTACAAGTGGCTCGGCCTTCTCAAAAACAGAATCGGTAATAATGGGAGATGCTACACCATCTGCTGTGACTCCTTCTAGTGGTATAGCAGCACTACCAGTATTAGGTGGAACGACAACTGTAGCTTCGGGTGGTACAGCAGGAAACCTTGCTCTTACTTCATTAAGTTCTGGTATTCATACTTGCACGGCTGGAGGCAGTGGTACTAGCTGTATTGGGTCTACTAAAGTTACTATTACGATTGACTAGACTTTGGCTGCTGGTTTTATTAACATTACCTATAAGAACACTTGCTGTTCCTGTAGTACCACAGTTTCGTACAGGATCCAGTACAACATCTAGTACATCTGAGTCAATAATTAATGAAACGATCACGAGCCATCAATACAGGACAGGCTACAGCTACAGTGCATCAGGACATAATATCGAATCTGAAACAGGATATATCAACCCTACTCCTACGACTACGGATCAACAAACAGTCGGGGGAGTAAATTTTAGTTGGACTTCACCAAACTTAGAAGCTATACCACGTTGGGGAATTGTAAACGATGGAGCAGCATTTTCTCTTCAAGAGACACTAATAACCCCAGGACTAGACACAGTAACCTCTATAACTCGTCAAATAACAACAAGCACTACAACAGAAACTACAACTACCTTTGGGCAATAGCTTTACTTCTCTGCCCTACAAAAGTTTACGCTAATACAACCGTGGCCTCTCCCAGCTCTAATGCACAGGGGGTTGTTAACAATAACGCTACCATGATAACCCCGTCAGCCATGCCATCCTACAGAATGAGTCAGGGTATAGTTTGTGCTTCGCCTAGCCTTACAATTACACCTTATCTAACAGATAGTTGGTCTTTCGCACGACCCAAAGAATATATTACGAGAACACCTATTTATGATGAGGATACTGGAGAAATAAAATACTATTCAGAGATACCAAGATTTGAAAAAGATAATTTCAATTTAAATTATGGAATATCTGCACAGTTTAATATCCCACTAGGCAAGTCTCCTGCCCTTTGCCATGAAGCGACTCAAGTGAACATTGAAGCTCAGAGATTACTAATAAAGAAAACCAAAATGGAAATCAGTCTCTATCGTCTAGAACAATGTGCAAAACAGGCGAAATTAGGTGTTACCTTCAAACCTAATACTCCTAGTGCTGTTACCTGCGAAGATATTGTTATTAACATTCCACCAAATCAAGTTATACCGCATACTCACAAATTACAGTAGATAAGTCACGGGTATTAAACTCATCTACGGATTACTATTTTACTTATCTTTTTTCTTCTTGGTCAACTTTGTCACGACTTGTTTAACGATTGGTCGTACAAGTTGTAAAACAAGGGGAGCAGATGCACCAACCAGAGCCAAACTAAATACCCCAACAAACTGAGGGGCAGAAGGTATGTACTGATCTTTCCACTCAACTGTTTCATAGAGAGTTATACATTCAGACCCATCTTGCCCTCTTTCATGCCCGATGACACGTTCCAGTTTCTTTTCGTTACGAAAGTCTCCTACTCGTTGATCGTTTTTACCAGGGCAAGGAGGAAAATCTGGTGGGGGAGGGTCAGGTGGTGTAGGGATTTTTGGCTGCTCTGTTTCTGGTAAGGGCGGTGGATCATTATTGATAGGTGCTTCTTCTGTAATGACAAGATTCTCAGGTGTATAGTCAAGAGGTACAAAACTAGGAAACGGAAAATCACACGTTGTAAATACACCATTTGGATCTTCTAATAATAAATTACGATTACCCGTATTTTTTATATCACGATGTTGATATGTACAACCAGGAACATCAATATCTGGTGGCTTTGCTATCTGTAAATAATGTGGATTGTAAGGCTCTGGTACATCTGGTACGTATATCTCAGGAATATAAATATCAGGTATATCAATCGTAGGCATCTCTAGGCAGATAAACTTCTACAAAAGAATGACATTTAGGACAGGATAAGTTGGTTATCATGCTGTATTCTCCAGACCTTAAAGGATGATCGTCACCATCTAAACTATGATCTCCACCCCAAATAAGTTCTGTTTTACAGTGCCAGCAATTCATTTAATGATTGGCATAGATGGACCTGTCATTTTAGGTAAACCATTATCTAATATTTTTGGCATCATACCTTGTACATTGCCAAGAACTTCATTCATTACTTTTGATTTAAATTGTTCTGAGGTTACATATTTATAACCAAGGTATGCTCCACCACTCATTGAAGCTACCATTACAAATGAGATGATACTCAATACGTTAGCAATTTTTTGAAACATGATTAAAGAAGCCCTCCTAAAAGCTTGTATGCCAATTACTTTGATGACTTTGGCTTTGATTCTTGGGTTAGCTCCACTGTACCTGTTGGC